CCTGGGTTAAGAAACTAAAAACTTCTCTAATTCTATTTACTGAACTATAATCATGAGATTCTTCTTTTGGTATCCACCCAGACTCACCACCAATAATACCCAACAAAGCGCACTTTTGTGCTTTTGTTGTAAGTCCAACCTTATCACATGCAGAAATTATTGCTTTAATACCTTCTGATGCTTTAGTCTGTGTATTTTTAAACTCAGGTAATGGTGGAAGGGTTGGTATTTCGGAGTTGACTGGAGTTGTTTTAATCGGGTCAGCCTGCTGAGAAAGAGTAGATGCTCCAACGTTTGTTTTGGATTCAATAACTGCTGCAGCATTAGATAATTGCTCAGTAAATTCAACAATATTTTCACCAAAGTCTCTGACATTTGATGATATTGTTATTTGTGTACCACTATCAATAGAAACGATTGTTGTTCCATATTCAATACCAAAGCCATCAACACGCATATTTGCTGTTAATTTACTTGTAATATCAGTTCTTCCAGAAATTGGGTCATAGAATGTTAATATATTACCAGTCGTTGGTCCAGGAACTGTTCTTAATTCAATTTTCTTACTTGTTCCTGTTGTATTAATTGGTCCAGTATCTTCATAATCAATAGGTACTGGTTCAGTAGCAATACCACCAATTGCACCCAAAATAATACCCTGTTGTAACGAGTCATCAGCATAGGTTACAACAACAGATGTTCCTTCAACTGGTCCAACATAACTATAACCAATACCATTCATTGCAGCAGAAGTAGTTGGCTGCATTTGAGCACACCATGGTAAATCTGATGTTGGTAATAAATTTTTATCGTGAGTATGCAGACCAACTACTCGAACCTGACATCTGCCAAGACGAAGTGGGTCTACTCTGTTTTCAACAACTCCAAAATAAATTTGCATTATGTTTTCTTTCTCATTGAATCTTTTATTAACTCAATTGTGCAATCATGACCTGCTGGTTTTATATTATGCGATATTGCTGACATTATATATCTTCCACTATTAACTTCATCTATTAAATCTCTTGATGAATCTTTCTGTTTTACTGGTTGTTTTTTATAAAGAATAACATTAACAACCTGACCAACAGTATAATCCATCCTTCCAGGAACAGTTATTGTAATTTTATGAGCTTCTGCCATCTTCATAAAAGAGATGCGCTCTTGAAGGATACGTGCATTTGTTGTATCACCGAAAGATGTAAAAGTTTCAAAAGCACGAGGGAAAACAATGTGTAATGAGTTGCTTCTAGCAACAGCTTTATCTGAAAACAGAGGGTTTTCGTTTAAATGTAGTTGAGTTTTAAAACGAGTTTTTGCAGAATAATTTTTAACAGTATAGGATTTCTTAGTAGAATCATAAGAAATAAGTTTGGAAGAAAGCATTCCAGATCTAGTTCTATCGATAGAATCATATGATGTAGTATACTCAATTGTTCCAATACGTTTATAGTCTTCTAAAATATTAAGAATGTTACCACCCTTTGGAAAACTATCACGGGTATATTTATCCTGTATAAACGTTTGTTTTACATCAGCTGTATATAATTTTTCTAAAGATCTAAAGTTAAATCCATCTCGATTTTCAAAAAATAAAAACGAAGGAGATTGAGTTTCTGAAATAGAGTTTTCTGCAAGGAACGATAAGTTTTTTACTGGAGACCAATATGGAGAAACATATTTAATAGTATTTCTAGTTTTTTCAATAAGGAATTTTTTACCGCTCTCTAATCCATCAATTTGATCATATACAAACGGTGGAACAATATCAGAAATTTTACCAGCATAAACTTTACTAATTTTTTTATTCATATCAACAACAGCTTCGCTTGATATAAAACACAATTCATATGCTACTGCTGCATTACCCATATTAACTTTGTCACCCATTTTATAAACATAAAATAAACCACTGAATTTAGAATTTTTAATAGTTGGTGTTTCAATATCTAATTTAATATATTCTTCACCGATTAATGGTAATAAATTTTGAAGATCAAATGATTCTTTTAATACCAAAACACCAGTAATAAATGGCGAAAATATATCTTCATAAACTCTTACTGCTAAAACCTGTCCAGTGACGTTGAGGTATACCCCTTTAGATGAAACTAAAGTTGCTCTGTTTATTGTTACGTCACCTGCGAAACGTAAATTATTTCCAGCTATAAAATTTGACATATCAACTTAGTTGGTCTTCGTAGTTTCTTAATATACTTTCAATTAAAGAAGGAGAAATAATTTTAATTCTTCGTTTCTTATCATTTTCTTGTCTATGAATAGCATCACCAGTTACTGGGATAGCTCCTGGTCCTGGATTTACAATATTGCCTAACATATTCTTAAAAAATACTGGATTATTTTCTCTACCTTCTGTTTTAATAGTAAGATTTACACTACCAGTCCCTTGTGTAGAAGTAGAACCTTCATTACCATGTTCTAATAACCATTGAGTTCCAACTGAAGATAATTTAAAATAAAAATATTGAGTTTCTGCGTCAATACCAGCTGTAGAACTAGGAAAATTAACAGTCTCATTAAGAGAATAATCGTTATCAGTTATATTAACTTTAATAGGTGCAGTTAGGTACGCAGGGTCAAATGGAACTTGGGTGCTTGTAATCTTTATATGAAAATATGTAGTATTATTATGGGTCTCCCAATACCAGTCAGAAGAATAAAGAACTGGATTATATACTGTGTGGATATGTTTCTGTAAAACGCTTTCCTGTATAGGAAAATCATTTCTGTAATCATATTTTTCATTAGCCAACATAATAACCCAATGGTATTCTGGTGTGCCATAAAATTTTTCTGCTAAAATTTCTGGTGTTTCGCCATCAACAATATCATATTCATCATATACTGTTATATTACTTAAAATTTCTTTTCGAAAACGAATGTTTCGTGTTATGTCTAAAACAACGTTAGTTTTGCTTGTATTTCCATAATTGAAATCATATAAGAATTGTGGAAAATCTTTGAAGTACATTTATAGACCTCCTGGTTCAAGACCAATTGTTTCTTTAGAAGCAAGTTGTAGTTCTTTAAACTCTAATGTCATATTAATTTGGGTTGGCATACCATTTGCAAAAACAGAAAAATTACCATTTGGTGTATAATTAACATTCATAGATGTTAATACAGAAGATGTATGTTGATGAATATTTAAATTCTCTTGCCCCTCTGTATAATAGATAATATCAAATTCGGAAGGATAAATCCAAACATAGTTTAATTCACTTTTGAATTCTGGATGCATATGTAATTTGAATTGATGTATAATCTTTAAAACATTCTCAGCTTCAAACTCGTCTCTTGGATAGAATTGATAGTCAAAAGTAAATTTACGGAATTCAACACCTTGGAAAGTTTGCTCTTTCTTGGGGTTAGCAGCAATACCAAGAGCCGCAGAAATTGCACCAGCATTTGGTAATTTTGTTAGTGCTAAGTTTGCTGCTGCTTCACGAACAATCGCTCCTGTTGCACCAGCATGTTTTGCTAAATTTCTTGGGTCTGATATTGCATCAGCTAAAGCTCCACCTGCATCGGCTACTGCTTGTAATGCAGCAGTATCTACTTCTGACCAAGTTGTACCATAATGAATAGAGAGTTGATTTGGTACATGAAGAGCAATAGCTGTTTTAAGTCTTCTTTGACTTCTAGAAGCACTTGGCGCAAGTGATGCTGCAACAGCAACACCAATACCAGTTGTTAGGGCTTCTGGTAATGATTCAGCAGCACCAGAAGCAGCACCAGAAATTTTTGAATTTTTCGTAGAACCATCAGCTTTAGTTACTTGATTACCTTTTTTAAAACCGCCAGCTGCACCTTCAAGAATTTGGACACCAGCTGCAGCTGTAGCCAACTGTGTTTTTGACATACCTTTAGCAACCATACCACCACGCATACGCTTTTCAGTATTAGGATCTAGTTCCACTGTGTTATCTGAAACATTAAGTTTTGAATCGTCAGAAACGTTGATGTAGAAAATCGCATAATTTCCACCATACTTTTTATCTAAAACATCAATTGGATAACTCAATTGATCTATCTTATATTTGTTTGCATTAAATGCATTACCCCTCACACCTTTAGTGTTTTTTTCCATTTTTGCTGGTGGGGCAAGTGTTGCTTTATCAAGAGCCGAAACAGCTTCTGATGATTTCTGTTTTAGGTAATTCCAGCCAGAAGCTGAAGCGTCTTTGATTGAAAAATCCATTTGTATTCCCTAAATAGGTTTTTTACATATTATTATTTATGTTCCATAAATCAAGATACATTCCAACATATCCAGAAAAATACTCTGGCGATGTTTCAAATATATGGTGTAGATCTTCATGGGAGCGAACATTCGCGAAATGGTGTGATGTTAGTCCTTTTATAGTTAGATGGAGTTCAGAGGAAACTATAATTCCCTATGTTTGTCCAACTGATAATAAATTACACCGTTATTTCATAGATTTTAAGATAACCATCAAACAAAAAGATGGATCTTTAAAAACATATCTAATCGAAATTAAACCGCTGAAATACACAAATCCTCCCAAATTTCCTGGTCGTAGGACTCAGAAGTATATCGCTGAATCCTACGGATTCGTTAAAAACCAAGCCAAATGGACAGCTGCAACAAACTATGCAAAAGACCGTGGCTGGGAATTTAAACTAATAACAGAAAAAGAACTTGGAATTTCAGCCTAAATAGTATTTATGCCTACTGCTATCAAACAATCTAGAACTGCTGCACAGATTGCTGCCCTCGATATTTTCGAGAAGAATAAGTACGACCTAAAAACATCATTCCGTAAATCAAAGGCTTGGTATGAGCAACAGATGATTTTACTTATGAAACAGATTCAATCTCCATGGGTTGTATTAAAAGGTAATCCTCAGCAATTAACAACTCGTTTGATGCCTGGTAAAATGTATATGTATATTTATGACCCAGTTCATAAAGATCAAATTCCTTATTTTGATCGCTTCCCGTGCATGCTAATGTACAAACGTTCTATTGAAGGTTTTAGTGGATTAAACTTACATTATCTACCATATCAAATGAGAATGCAACTTTTATATTGGCTATTACAATATAAAACAAATGCTAAGATGGATGAAACTACACGTTTAAAATTTAGCTGGGCAGCAATTAAAAATGTTAGAAAATTTGCTGCAGCTATACCATGTTTCAAGAATTATAGTTATGCTGGACTTAGATCTACGTTTAGAGAAATAAGAGCATATGAATGGGCAACAGCTGTATTACTTCCAGTAGAACAGTTTGTTAAAATGCCAGACGACCGTATTTGGGATAAATCTCGTCAGTATGTTAATAAGATTAACCAAGGTAAGAAAAAGAGAAAATAAATGGCTTCTAATAGACAAAAAGATTTTATTGCTGAAATTAAACAAAAAGGTATAGCCAGAAATAATAGGTTTACTGTTGAGTTTACCCCGCCCAGAACAAGCAATGAAGATAAACGTAGACTTTTCTTATTTTGCACAAAAGCAACTCTTCCTGGTATAAACTATGCAACTGCTCAAAACAGAACATATGGAGAATCTAGAGAAGTAGTTTACGATAGAATGTTTGATCCAATTACACTATCATTTCACGTAGATCGTAAAATGGTAGTAAAAGATGTATTCGATGAATGGACAAAATTAATCATAAATCCAGTTAATAGAAATGTTGGATGGTATAATGATTATACAACACCACTTTCTATTCGTGTTCAAGATCTTGAAGATAGAACAACATATATTGTACAACTAGCAGAAGCATTTCCAAAGACTGTGGGGGTAGTAGACTTAGATGCTAGTAATAATGCAGAAACAATGAAATTAGATGTAACTTTTCAATATAAGTATTGGTTAGCAACGCCAATTACAGTAGATTCAACTACTGGATTAGAAAAATCTGCTGGTGGTCTTAACAAATATTTAAACGACTTCCAAGGATTTCAGGAAAAATATATGAAAGGTCTTGGAGAAGCTGGTAACTTCTTGACTGGCGCAGTTGGTCAATATGCTATGAGAGGTATGTCTAGAGTAACAGGCAAAATACCATCTATTAAATTTTAATTGAGGTTTATAATATGAACATTGATGAATCTTTGTCAAAGACTTTTGGACTTGATCCAACACCAAAACAGGAAGTTCTTCCTGCGGTGGTTGATTCAGAGCATACAATCAATACTTCCGATAAAATTGAAGATGATTATGAGGTGACTAGAAATAACCTTAGAGAATTACTTCTTAAAGGAAAAGAAGCACTAGAAGCATCTTTAGTTGTTGCGAAACAATCAGAACACCCAAGAGCATTTGAAGTTGTTGGTGGATTAATGAAACAATTAGCAGATATAAACCAACAATTAATGGATGTACACCAACAGAAAAAGAAACTTGAAGAACCTTCTAAAAAGGAAAGCACAAGGAACACAACAAACAACGCTATCTTTGTAGGTAGCACTGCTGAATTGAGCAAGATGATTAGCAATATGAATAAAGGAGAATAATTATGGCTTTACCAATGCAATCAACCCCAACGTTTAATCTGAAGATTCCATCAACAGGTAAAACAGTTAAATATAGACCTTTCGTAGTAAAAGAAGAAAAAGCATTACTAATCGCGCAACAATCTGAAGATCCTAAAATAATGATTGATACTCTTCAATCTGTATTAGGGTCATGTCTATTAGATAAAGTTGACATCGATAGTTTAGCAATTTTTGATTTAGAATATATGTTTTTACAAATTAGAGGTAAATCAGTAGGTGAAACTGTTGATTTATTTTTCTTATGTGATGAAGACCATGGCGAATTAAATGAAAAAGCCAAAGCTAAAGTAACAATCAATTTGTCAGATATTGAGGTTACAAAACCAGAAAACCACAGCAACAAGATCCCATTATTTGGTAATGTTGGTGTCGTATTAAAATATCCTTCATTAAAGGATGCTGGACAAGTTGATAATTATGAGGATATTGAAGAGATATTTGATATAGTAGCAAGTTCCATTGACATGATATATGATGGAGACCAAGTGTTTCATGGATCAGAAACATCTCATGAAGAAATGGTTCAATTTTTAAATAACTTGACAACAGAGCAGTTTTTAAAAATTCAAGAATTCTTTACATCTATGCCAAAAATGTCACACAGCGTTGATTATAAATGCCCAATTTGCGGGAAAGAACATACACAGGTATTAGAAGGAATAGCAAATTTTTTTTAGCGTGCCTTGGTCATGAGTCTCTACAAAACTACTATCGAATGAATTTCTCACTTATGCAATACCATAAATATTCGTTAGAAGAACTTGAAGAAATGCTACCGTTTGAGCGTGAAATTTATATACACATGCTAGTCCAATACTTAGAAGAAGAAAAACAAAGAATAGAATCTCAAAAGAGGATGTAAGAAATGCCAAAAAGAGGTAATAAAGGACAGAGAAGTATAGCGAGACAAGTTAGCAAAGCTAACGTGTCTTTACAAAGCATTGCTTCCGTTTTGGACCAACAAACTCAACAGATTCAACAGATTCAACAAACTTCTGCTGTAGTAGAGGATAATAAAGGTGGTGGTTCTACAAGTGCGCAGTTAGTAGCGATTCAGGTTGCCAGGGCACAACTTCAGTACCAAAAAGATTCTAATAATTTTTTAAAATCAATCAGTATGGCTCAGAATAAACAAATTGAGGTCTTACAAAAAGGTAATAAAGATTGGAAGAGTTTTGGGGATAAATTTAAAGACTTCAAAATAAAAATGGCTGATGCGTTCGATCCAACAACCATTAAAAAGAAACTCCTTGGTCCATTTACTATGTTTAAAGGTGTTCGTGATAAAATCGAAGACATGGACTATATAAAACGTGCTAGAGCACTAGGTGACAAAAGAGATAAAAAAGATATTAAAGCTGATGCTATTGCTTCTAGATCTGCTAAAGAAGATGCTCTACGTGCACAAGACAAGATTGATCGTCTAAGAAGACTTGGTGCTAATGAAAGACAGATTAATTCTTCTGATGCAATGAAGCAAAGAACAGCAGCATTAAATAAATTTAATTCTTTGAATAGCGGTGTACCTAGTGGTAAGTCTGCCCAAGATGCTGCCAATAAAATGGGTGGTAATACGGCAGGAGTATCTGCCCCTATGCCAGTCCCAGACGCTGCCAATAAAATGGGTGGTAATGTCTCTCAAGATACAGGTGTTCAGAGTTTACAAGCTCATGAAACACAAATTGAACAGCTTAAGAACCTTCAACAACAAACTGACCTATTATCTCAAATTGCTGCTAATACAGCATTGATGGCAGGTATTAAAAGTTCTGCTGCTGGTGGTTCAGAAGATACTGCTGGCGCCAATTCTGCTAACAGCGGAAGAGGGTTTTTAGGTAAACTTGGTAGTGGGTTATCTAGTCTTGGACAAGGTCTTGGTAGAGCAGTTGGTGGTGTTATCTCTGGAATCTTCGAGGGTTTAGCAACAGGTTTAGCTGCACTAGCCAAACCATTAACTTTAGTTGGTTTGGCAGCATTAACATTAGCAATTATGGGTATTGGTAAAGCACTTCAGTGGGCTGCACCAGTATTTCAAACTTTTGGTGATGTTGCTATGAAAATAGCTGATGTTATTCAAAATGTATTCTTGGGTGCAATACAAGCTATTCCTGACATCATTAATGGTATTGCTAATGGTATAGTTTCAGCAATCGGCGCAATATCTGATTTAATTGTAAATACAATTGACGCAGTAACATCATCAATTGAGCGTCTATCTAAATTAGATGGAAGTAATATGTTGGATGTTGCTAAAGGATTAACTGCAATTGGTTTATCTTTAATAGCATTTGGTACTGGTGAAGTCTTTGCTGGTTTAACTGGTCTTATTACAAACCTACTATCATTTGGTCAAGACAGTCCTATGGACAAACTTGACAAATTATCTAAGATGGGTGATGGTTTGCAAAAGTCTGCTGATAGTATTAATAATATCGGACAGGCTATGAAAGCATTTGCTGGCATTGATCCAAAATCAATGGATGCGATTAATAACTTTCCATGGGTTAAAGCAACAGCATTTGTTGCAGCTGGTGGTGCTATGTCTGTCGCTGGAGCTAAAGTTTATGATGCATCAAAAGGTAATGCTGACAATGCTGCGAAAAACAGTATAATGGCGCCAGCATCTAATATAACAACCCAAGTTAATAATAGCTCAAATACAACACAAGCAGTTAAGGGTTCTGGTGCAAGAAATACAGAATCTAGTTATTCTAAGTATCTATCTGCTAGATACTAAAATGAAAAAGGGAGCTAAAAGCTCCCTTTATTTTTGCCTAAGATTTATTAATCTTCTTTAGCAATCTTCTCAAAATAACTCATAACGTCTTCATCATCATCCATTGCTGGTTTAGCTGATGCTTTTGGAGTAAACGCTGGAGCAGATTTAGTTTGAGGTGCTTCCATTACTGGCTCTGGATCGGCTGAAAGTTCAGCAGCAGATTTCGCATTGAAACCGTTACCAGATAAAACCTCATCCAACTTGCGTTTCAACTCAGCATAAGATTTAAAGTTCTTACGATCTAAGAATTCAGCAAGTTTATATTGCTTATTGGCAATCTCAACGATATCTTCGTCACTACCAATACTTGATGGTTCCATGAAAGCGGATTCATCATAGTTAGTGAAACCATCTTTCTTACGCATACGCAATTTGAAGTTTGCACCTTCCCAGAAGTCAAACACGTTGACTGGCTTTTCATCTTCGAACGTTGGGCGAGCCTTGTC